AGGGTGGGTCATGAAGCAAACGAGCGAAGTCGCTGCCGTTGGCAGGATGTTCGTTTCGTAAGTGTCGGAACCGACCAGGCGACCAATCGAGCCTTGGCGAGCAGCCAAGTTGTCGCCGATCTGATATGCGTTCAGGATGTTTGAAGTCTTGAGCAGCGCGGCGGCGATGTTGACGTTGTGGATGAAGTTGCAGACGCCGGGGTCCACGTCCACGTTGCGGCCAGAGAGGACGGCACGCATGTCGATCAACGAGGAAAGCGTGTAGTTCGCCTCCAGGGTGGTGATCGTGGCGGAACCGAAGTTGGTGGTGGTGATCAACTTCCAGATGTTCTGCAACACCAGATCGCCGAGAGCGCGGCCAGCTTGAGCGGCCAGCTCGTCGAAGCGAGAACCGGAGCTGTTGGCGGCTTGCAGGTCGGTGATGTCGAAGGTGACGATCTTGTGCTGGTTGAGTGAAACCGTGTTGTGAGTCACCGCACCGCCGCCACTTTGATAGTTGGCGGTGGAGGAGTTGAACGTGGTAGCCGTCGCAGCCGAGATGAACGGGATGACGATAGCGTCTCCAACACTCTTGGCGGAATCGTCAAGCGAGCGGGAAAATGCACGGAGCGGGGCGAGCTTGGCACTGAAGGCTTTGAGGGCTTCTTGCGCGAAGATAGTATCATTAAAGGCGATGGTGGCCATGGTGGTATTAGGTTAGGAGATTAGGATTTGGTGAGAGCTTTGCGGATTTCCGCTTTGTGAAGGTTGTAGTATTCCGTGCGTTCCGTGCCGCTGAGTTTGGCAAGTTCCGCGACGTGGTCGGTTGCTGCGCTGCCGGTGTCGCCAGTCAGGCTGACCGGGGCCGGGTGGCCTTGGGCGGCGAGCAGCTCGGCGGCCTTGATGGAGACCTTCTCGGCGGTGACTTCGGCAGCGGCGGTGGCTTCGGCGATCTTGATGTCGTATTCAGCGACCTTGGCCTCGAATTCTGAAACCTTGGCTTGCGCGTCGGATAGATCTGCTTGGAGCTGCGCGTTGACTTCCGAGAGGCCTGTCAGTTCCACGATCTTCGCCTGGGCGGATTCGAGGGTGGTGCTCAGGGTTTCAACTTCGGCAAGCGAGGCTTCGAGTTGTGCAACTTGGTCGTTGCCGGGGAAGAGTTTGGCGAGGATGCTCATATTGCCTTTTCCTTCGGTGTCAAATTCGGCCTTGGCTTTTCCGTCCTTGATGACGGTATCCACGAAGCCGTTGGCCTTCGCCTCGTCGGCGGTCATCCAGGTTTCCGCGAACATGAGATTCCGGATTGCTTTCAAATCCCCGCCGGTGCGGTCGGCATAAATTCCGGCGATCTCCGAGCTGATTCCCTCCAGCAGATCGGCAGTTTTTCGGAAGGCGCGGGCGTCTCCCATGGCGATGGTGGAGGCTTCATGGATCATGATCCGGCTGCCTGCATTCATCCGGCGCTTGTCGCCGGCCATCAGGATCACGCTGCCCATGCTGGCAGCGAGTCCGTTGACGGTGGTCGTCACCTCGACTCCACGGGCTGAGATGCCGCGCAGTGCGTTGTAAATCCGCTGGCCCTCGAAGACGCTGCCGCCTGGGCTGTTGATTTCCACCTCGACGGATTCGAGCGCGTCGTCGGCAGCGCAGACCACGTTGTTGATGGACATGATGCCGACTGCTGACGGGCCGTAGAGCGCATCAAGTTCCTCGATCAGTTTGTCGGCGGAGTCTTTGTGGACGCCGTCATTGAGCCGGAGCTTTCCAGCGCGGTTTTCGATCTCAATCAGTTTCATCGGTCTTGGTGGTGGGTGGGTTTTCAGGGGCGTCCGGTGCGTCCGGTTTCGCCATTTCGTTAGGGGTGAGCATCAGCAATTCTCGCGGTTCGATCTCGATGCCGTATTTGTCACCGACTTCCTTGGCGATGAGTTGGCGGGTAGCGGCCTCCTCGGCTTTCTCACGGATGACATCCTTGTATTCCTTGCCCATCGCAGCGGTGATGTCGGAGGCGGACTTGAAGCCGAGCTTGTAGCTCGACTCTAACTCCTTCATCACGCGGCCGTCGTCGATGGTGAGCTTAGGCGGGAAGGAAAAATCCCACCGCCACCAGTCGGCAGACTGCGGGAGGTCGCCGCGCTTCTGGGCTTTGGCGACTGCATAGGAAACGATGCGCTTGGCGGCGTAGCAAAGTAGGTCCTGGCGGTCCTCGATGGAGCGTTGGGCCATGGCAATCTCGGTGCGCTGGGCAGTGCCGCCGCCGACTCCGTGGCCGTTGTAAAAAGCATACGGCCAATTCAGTCCTGCATACGCGGACTTGAGCAGGCGGTCGTGGAAATCCAAGAATGGATTGCCAGGGCGGTTGTTGACGAGCGTCTCGATCTTGCCGCCGCTGTTGGATTTGAAATAGCGGACGGTGCCGCCGTCGAGTGTCTCGACGGTCATGCCCTTGTCGCCCGCCTCGTTGCCGACGAGCTGCCCGAAGTTGTCGTCTGGGTCAGGTCCGCCGTTTTCGTTGTATTCGATGAGGCTGATGGAGCTCATCTGCATCATGGCCAGGCGCTCCCACTCGGTGCTCTGGATGATGTCGCGGCAGTCGTTGATGCAGTGGGTGAGGGCGGTTAGTCCCCGGCCCTGATACTGCCACTCAGGATCATAAAGGTGGATGACGTTCGACGCCGGGAGCCACTCGGAAAGTTTGCCGAACTTGTCGAGAAATGCATATTCCTTGGCCTCGCCGCTCGGATAGTAGATGATGCCGTCCTGCAAGGTGCCGCCGCGCTGCTGTCCATCCTGGAGCCCGTTGGGGTTGCCGATGCGGTGGCTTGGGATACCCTGGTATTGCGGAAAGCCGGTCTTGGTTTCTGTCAGCAAGATGAAGATCTCACCGTCGGTGTCGATGGCGGAGGACCAGCCGAACAGGTTGGTCTTGATATCGTGCATGCCACCGCGGGTGTCGCCGATGGCGTAAAAATTTCCGGTCAGCCAGTCGGTCGCCACGTTGCCAAAATCGGAGTCAATGCCCTTGAATTGCGGGACGAATGCGCGGCCGACGGAATACATCGACCGCTGGTTGATCGCGTTTTTGATCGGCCCGAAGTTGAGATATATCCTGCGGGCGTGACTCAGGAGTTTGACGCGGTCCACGGACGGGACGAGCTGCGCGATGTCCTTTTTCTCGATCGGCTCATAGGGACGATGACGCGTGTCGTTCGCGGCACGGGCGGCCTTGTAATTGATAGTGCGTCCAAACTCGTCCAATAGGGCCATGACAGGCGGCGGGTGTCAAAACCTGCCGAAGCTCCGCGACTGCTGCGGGACATAGCCGAGGTCGATCCACTCCATCGCGCGGCCCATAGCGGTTAGCGTGTCGGGGATGCTGAGGCCCATGGTCTTCCCCATCGAGACACCATTTTTTGTAGCCTGCGTGACAGTCGCCAAGCCGCCCGGCTCCATGCTTTGCAGGATCAAGGCGCGGTGGTTGGTGCGGAGTTTGTTGGAGATCGTCGGGTCACACAGTCCAGCCCTCGCCCATTCCCGAGCCACCTGTAATGTTTTCGCGTCCATTCTTGGATGGGCGGGATGTCAAAATGGGGGGGTGAAAATAGTTTGAAAAAAATCTTGCTGTAACCAAAAGGATCTGCGAAGGTCTTCTTGTCAGCGGGGAACGGACCCCGCGAAGGACTTGTCTTCAGGAAATAATCAACAAAGGCGGTTCCATCCCGCTTAAGCCCACCCCTCTCCCAAACCAAAATGAAATAACAACATGAAAATCACCGCAAACGCAGCAGTAGAAAAAATTACAGCAGGAACCGCTTGGGTCACTGGCAAAATGAGCGACGGTAACGCCTACCCCGAAGGCGATCAATACTGGATCATCACTGACTCCGCCAAAATGGAAACGCACCACGTGCTCGTCTCCGAAGCTCCTGACCTGGATCAACTCACCCACGCTTAAGCCCACCCCTCTCCCAAACCAAAACGAAATAACAACATGAAAATCGAATCCTTGCTTGCCGAAAAGATCAGCAAAATCGCATCAGATCTAATCCTCGACGCGCTGGAAAATGGAGACGCCGCAGAAACCGCAAAATTCCTGCGCGAACAAATCCGGGCCGGATGGATGGCCGCATTAGAAGCCGCTGGTGTCCCTGAAGAAATGCAACGCATCTTGAAGTTCCCAATATGAAACCAACCAGAGGAGGCTCTAGAAAAGGCGCAGGCCGCAAACCCACCGGCCCGACGCGAGCCAAGTTGTCCGTCACCGTCTCTCAGGAGGCGGCGGCAAACATCCGGCGAGCTGCGAAACGCGACGGATCGAGCGTGTCGAGCATCGCCGACAAACTATTCCGGCTCGACCTTTAGACGTCGAAGCCGGGGATGAGTTTGAGCATCAGCGCGGCGACGACCTGCATGGCCTCGACGTCGAATGCGTGGTTGTTGTTGCGGATCCTGACCCACCGGAACTCTGCCTGCTTGGTCTTGGCATTGACCATCTCGCGCTTGACCTCGGAGTCGATCTGCTTGAGCCAGTCCTGCGAGACATCATCCGGGATGTGCCACGCCGCCGCCTGGCCGGTCCGGTGCGCGTGCACGATGTCCTTGATCCGGTCGGACGCCCAGTGCGCGTATCGGGCGCGGCCGACGCCGGGCGCCGCAGCATCCTGGAATCGCGTAAAGGCGCGGTGGACGACGTCGCCGTTCTGCTTTTTGAAGGCGAAGGATTTCTGGCCGGAGCCGTGGAGCGCGGTCCAGTCCATCCGAGCGCAGGCGGAATAGACCTGGTCTGTGTCATACTGCGCGTCGATGAAGACGAGCTTTGGCGCGATACCATAGCGCAGAGCGAGATCATGCACACCGTCGAAGGTCTCGATCCGGCCATACCATAGCAGCATGGACTCGCCGTTAGCCCGCCAGGCGCGGATGCCTGCCCAGAAGTGATCGCGCTGTTTGTCCACCACGAGGAACCGCTGCGCTTCGTCCTCGATCTTCTGCTTCTCGGCATACTCACTGACGAGGTAGCCATTGCCGATGAGTGCGGTCCGGTTGTCGGTGAGGTCTTCTTCCCATGGCTCGGCTAACCGTTTCTGGACGAACTGCCGGAGCGGGTCGAGGTTGCCGACACGCTGCGCTGCCTTGGCTTCGAGCCATAGCAGGACGATCTCCCACAGCGGCTTGCGCCAGTTGCAAAGGACGTTGTAGTGAAATCCGACGTGGCCGGGCAGCCCCTCGGCAGCCGGCACGTAGCAGGCAGCCTCGGCGAGCGCGCGCCGCGGTTGGGGTGAGTCGGCGCAGGTCCAGTCACAATCAGCGTTGTCGCATTTGAGCTGCGCGGCCTGCGCCCGAGCTAACGTGTCCAGATTCTCGTCCTCGGGATAGACGACGTTGCACCATTTCCACGGCTGGAGGGTCTGGCACTTCGGGCAGGGGAAAGAGAACTCCCGGCGGTCGGTGTGCTGCCAGGCTTTGTCCAGCTCGTCGCCCTTGGACCCGGCCTGCGAGAGGATGAAGAACTGCCGGTTCCATCTGTCATGCAATCGGCCGCGTGCTTCGTTGATCATGCCGGGGCGGTATTGCCACGCCTCGTCACAAAAGACCCGGCGCATGGATTTGGATTGGAGGCCGGAGAGGTTCGCGCCGGTGAGGAACAAGCTCATCGACGGAAAGAGGATTTCCATCTTCCGCTTTTTGTGCCGGTCCCTCGGTAGCAGCGCGGCGGTCTCAGGCGTGTTGTGGATGGCATAGTCCATCCGCGTCTCCGCCCAGTCCTTAAGGTCGTCGTCGGTCTGGCCGACTAGCAGGGTGGGGCCGGGGTCTTCGGCGATGATATAGCAGAGCCCCGCCTCCATGAAGGTGGTCTTGCCGGTGCCGATGGGCGCGAGGAAGACAGCCTCCTTGACCTCAGGATCTGCCAGGACTTCCAACGGCTCCCGCTGCCAGGGCGCGTTGTCCACGTGGAAGCGCGGCGTCAGGCCGTCCATGATGGCCACGCGGTCGCTCGCCCATTGGCTCGGGGTGAGCGTGGAAGGAGGCCGGAAGTTTCGGAAAAACGCCCGCTTAATCCTGCGGACCTTCTCCAAGTGCTGGGGCTTTGATGCGTTGTCCTTCTTCATAAATGGTCTGGATCACGATGGATGTCTTCTCGCTGATGATCCGTTTCATGCCGGCTGCATCGAGGCCCTCAAGCATCGGCGGCAGGTCGGCCTCCAGCCGCTTGATGGAGTTGCGGACCACGGCGGCGATCCCGTCCATCCCGTCCTCGATCTGCATCATCGAGCAGTAGCGTTCCTGGTCGACCTCGAGCGCGTAGCCTGCCCGGAGCGCGTCGATCTGGACCTTCAGCGTGCGGGCGTCGTTGTAGGTGCGGGCGGCTTTGACTTGTAGGACCAACTCTGCCAGCTCCTGAGCGTCGCCGGTCACGCCGCTGCGTTCCATGTGGCTCGCGCCCTCAGTCTTGGATTTCTGCAGGAACTCGATGTAGCCACGGACGCTGCGCCACAGATCGAACTGGTTGCGCTCGGTTTTGAATATAATGCCATCTTTCGCAAGTTGCCCGATGCGTGCCGAGGTCAGGTTGAACAGGCGGCAGAGCTGCGTGGTGTCCGCCTGCGCTGCCTTGGGAACAGCAGGCTTCGCCGGTGCGGCCTTAACAACCTTCTTCGCTGGTGACTTCTTCGCGCTCATGGTTTCGCGGCTTTCATCTCATCGAACGTCTTACCGCTGGCTTCATGGATCGCCTGCTTGCCTGCGAACTCCTGCCAGCGAGTGACGATGACGTCGCAGTATTTCGGGTCAAGTTCCATGACCCGAGCGATGCGTCCGTTCTTCTCGGCTGCGATCATCGTCGTGCCGCTGCCTCCAAAGCTGTCCAGAACTAGATCTCCGCCCTTCGTATTGTTGAGCATCTGATACTCGAATAAGGCGACGGGCTTCATCGTTGGATGCTCGCCATTTCTGGTTGGTTTATCGAACTCAAGAATTGTCGTTTGCTTACGGTCTGCTGCCCACAGGTGACCAGCTCCATCCTTCCATCCGTAAAGGCACGGTTCGTGTTTCCAATGGTAATCCTGTCGCCCCATGACAAGAGATGACTTCTTCCAAATCAAACATTGCCGAACCGTCCATCCCGCGTCGTGGGCGGCTCCTCGGAAGTTGTAACCTTCTGAATCCGAGTGCCAGATGTAGAAAACCGCGCCCTGCTTCATTACTGCATCTGCTGCGCTGTATGCGTCAACGAGGAACTGGCGAAACTGATCGTTGTTCATTTCATCGTTTTTAATAGTAAGCTTTTCCTTGGTTCCACCTTCGTAAGCCACGTTGTATGGTGGGTCGGTCAGCCACATATCCACGTCCTGCTCGCCGCACAGCTTGCGCAAGTCATCAATGCTGGTCGAGTCCCCGCACAGCAGGCGGTGCTTCCCCATGACCCAGACGTCGCCTGGAACCGTCACCGGATCGACCGGCGGCTCCGGCACGTCGTCGGGATCTGTCTCGCCCTCGGTCGTCTCCGCCATTAGGTCGCCAAGCTCGGAATCATCGAATCCGATAAGCGACAGGTCAAAGTCCTCGTCCTTGAGCTCGCCAAGCTCCAGAGCCAGCATCTCCTCGTCCCACCCGGCGTTCAGGGCGAGCTTGTTGTCCGCGATGATGTAGGCGCGCCGCTGGGTGTCGGTCAGGTGTGCCAGCCGGATGCATGGGACGGAGGCCAGCCCGAGCACGCCCGCCGCCATCACCCGGCCATGGCCGGCGATGATGCCGTTCTCGGCGTCGATCAAGATCGGGTTGGTGAATCCAAACTCCCGGATGCTCCCGGCGATCTGTGCCACCTGAGATTCAGAATGGCTGCGGGAATTTCGCGCATACGGGATGAGCGCGGTGGTTTTGATGGTCTCGATTTTCATGGTTTTGCTGCGGAAAGTAAAACGGTCGTTGGAAAATGGCTCATGGGAAGAAAAAGCGATGAGGCGGAACCCCGGTCGATCCCCC